AATGAACATTTAAAATTATTACCAATAGTTCCTAATCCATTTAAATTCCAATTTATACCTGGATCTGATTCATAATTTGTATATGATACTCCTAGGTCAATACCATCAACAAATAATTTTATATTTCCAGTTGATGTATTATCATTATGATTTCTAAGTATAGTATAATGATGCCAAGAATCTAAATATTGTAGTAATGTTCAATCATTTCCAATACTAATAAATCTTTTTTGATTTAAACTTGAAGCAAATTGTGCATAAATAGTCAAACTTTGCACGCTATCATTATAAAATGAAAATGACATATCACCATCATTATGACCGGACGAATTACCAATTTTATAAACGTGAGCATCACCATTAATAAATGTACTATCTACATATGCCCAAAATTCAATAGTTACACTTGAATTAGATAGTTGTGGCACTATATTTGCAGGTATTTCAAAATAATCACCAGTTCCATCAAATAATGTTCCATCTATATTTATACTTGGATTTCCTTGAAAATTAATTTCTGTATGTTTAACATTATTTTGTATAGTTAAAATAATATCAACATTATTTATTTGAGAATTTACATTCATTAAATTTAATTGACTTGATAAAATTGTAATTGTATCATTAAATTTATAATTATAACCTTTTTTTAATGTTATTTCTTCTATTTTATTATTATCATCAACTTTAATATCACATTTCAAACCATAACCTGAACCATTAGTTATTGTTTCTAAATTATAATATACTCCAGACATTACATTATCTGAAATGTCTATTGTATTATCTAATTTTATATCTAAATATGTATCTGTTTCTCCATTAAAAGTACTTTGTAAAATTCTTATAATATCATTATTTTGTAAATTTTTACCTCTATTAACTACTTCTATTAAATGGACATTATTATTTTTAATTGTTATATTTAATGTAGGACATTTATCAGTTATAATCCAATTATTGCTACCATCATTAATATGAGTTTGTAAATTTTCATATATATAACCATCTTCACGACCACTAAAAGTTACATTATTTTGTATTGAAGTGTTCTGAATTTGATTATTTAATTGATTTTTATCAAATTGTTGTGTAATATAATTATTATTACTATTTTGAGTTATAACTAAACTATCAATTATATTATAAATATTTTCTAATGGATTATAATAAATTAATAATCCTTCAATATTTCTACCAATAGATCTATCATAATTATTTTTAATTTCTATTGAAGTTCTTTCAATACTCCATAATCTAAATTCTTTCATATATCCTTGTATATAATTACCTGGATAATTAGAACCTAAATAAATATCACTTGAATTAACTTCTATAAAATTTGTAACTAATGGTATTATATCATTTGATAAATCTATACCATTTAAATATCCTTTTAATGAACTATCATTATTAAAACTAAAGCAAAAATGATTCCAATCTTTATTATTTATTAATCTTGTTATATTTACTTGTTTAGTAACTGAATTCATAATTAGACTACAATAAACTTTATAATTTTCAATATATATTTCAATTGAATTATGAGGTGTTGAACTATCACTTTGACTATATAATGTTTCTTTAGAAGTTATTAATCTATTTCGCTTAAACCAAAATTCAACTGTACATTTTGTTATAATAGGTAGTGTATCTCTATAAATTTTAAAATCATTTGTTATATCAGCATTTTTAGGTATTTTAATAGTATTAAAACCATTAAAATATAATGATTTACTTTGTTTATGATATATTTCTAAATTACCATCTTTTAATCCTGGAACACTTCCACTATCAACTGTTGTAATATCCATATTTATACCATCAATACTACCAAAATCATGATTTGATGTTGAATAAAAACGTAAAAGAGGATAATTATCAGAACTAGTTGGTCTATTAATATTAATATTACTTTCAATACTTAATTTATCAACTGCAATTTTTGGTTTAAAATAAATATTACCATGACTTCCGCTTGATACATTTGCTGTAATATTTGTATCATCACTTTGAAATACTACTTCTTTATTTACATCATTATTTGGTGTTAAATATAATACTTTTGAACTAACATACGGATTTGTATTTGAACCTGAAAGTTTAATATGGTCTTTTATAATAAATTCTCCCTCATTTGTTTGAATTTCATCAAATATAACTATTTTATTAAATTCATTAAATGTAAAATCACTATACCCGTTACTATCTATAGATGAATTATTATAATTTTTTATTCTAAATGTTTTACTACTACTATTTGTTTCTATAACTTTATATTTAGGGTAATTATTAGAAAAAGTATAATTTAATTCTGTCATACCATTTATATTTAAAAATTTTATAATTTTACCATTTTCTATAGTATGTATTTCCTTTAATGTAATTAAAATAGGATTAGTATTACCATCCTTTACTATGTTACTTATAATATAAGTATCTCTAACATAATTATATCTTATAGTATGTCCTATTGTACTCATATTTCCTATAATAGTTAATTTACCTTGATTATTTTTATAGTCATTTACTATACTTGGTCTTCCTTGTCTTTTTTCTGTTTCAGTACCAGTTGAATTATTAGTATAATAAGGTTTATTAATACTATTATTACCACTGTCTGTTTCTAATTCATAATTTTGTGATATTAATAAATCACCATTAGGTTCTAATTCTGCTACTTGTTTTTTAGATGTATATTCAAATGATTCAAATGTTCCTTTATTTAAATCATTATAATATGTTATAGAACTACTATCTGTTGGAATACTATATCCATCTCCTGTAAAAAATCTTGTAATATCATCATCAATTTTTTTTTCTGTTGAAATTTCTATATTTGATAATGCTACTGATGTTGAATCACTTAAAGTATTTAATACTTGTAATCTAATATATTGTGTTTTTAAATCCGTTATCTCTTTTTTATATACTCCACTATTCCAATTATGGTTTACATCATCAAGTACACTAAATTCTAATACCGAATTAGTAGTATAATTTACACCATCTATTGAACTTTGTAAATTAACTTTTGATATTGAATTACTAAGAACTGCATTTTCAGGTGGTTTTGTATAAGATGGATATAATTTTATCCAATCTATTTGTTCTTTTTCCATTAAATTAATATCAATATTCACCGGATTATTTTCATCTATAAAACCATTATCTGTTGATGCTGTTAAAACTGTATTATTTCCTACATCTAAATCTAACAAATTATATGCATATAAATCATTTATATTACTTCCACTTATTTGACAACTTGAAATTCCTATTTTTTTAATTATAATATTACTATTAGAATTCTCTAATATAAGTCTATAATAATTATATTTTTTTACAAAATTAATATCCCATTTATATCCATTAGATATGTCTACACCATCTACTAATTTAGCACTTTTCCATGAAGTGCCATTATTTGAATATTGTAATACTAATTTACTAGGCATGTCTGTATTCCCATCATTAGGATATATGCTTATACTTCCTATATTTAATATATTTTCACTATCTAATTCAAATTCCTTATTTCTAAAATTATATGTTGGATTATTATCATCATAAATATCATGAGTACGTGAATAATTATAATAACCAGTAATTTTTGTTGAAATAAAACTAAAATTAATTATAACTTTATTTGTTAAACCATATGTTGAAAAATCTATAATATTATCATCAAATAATGATGTTTTAATATCTTGTAAATTACCATGATTATTTATAACATTAAAATTCCAATTATTATTATTCCAGTATGTAATTAATTGTTTTTTACTACTATCATTAGTATAACTATCAAATAATCTATTTATCCCATCTGTTATAAATCTATGTTCATTTATTAAATAAAAATTTCTTTGAAATGATATTGCTGTATCACCATCTATATCAATCATAGCACCTAATGTTGTCCATGCACCTCCTAAACCAGTTCCAGAAGAGTAACCCTCATAAAATTTATTACGAGTATTATAACGTATAAAACCTCCATATTTTTTTTTTTGTTCAATTGCATTTCCAGTCCAAGGTCTTTCATCATCATTACCACAAGGTATTTTTATTGCTGAATCCATATTTAATTCTATAATATCATTTATAGTACAATTTTTTTTATCAATAATATCTAAAATACAATCAGGATTTGTTGTACCTATACCTACTCTTTTATCACTTATCTTTAAATTAGTACTTTCGGTTTCATCATATTTTTTTGTTATAAATTTATTATTTAATATAAAATTCTTTTCTATATTAATATTCTCTTTTATACTAAAACTTCCTTCACAGTTTAAAGATTTATTTTCATCTTTTTCTAATAATATCATATCACCAAAACCATTTTTTCCATTTTGTCCCAGGTGTTGATTTAATAAATTTAAATTATAACTAACTGATAAATTTCCTTCTAATTTTAAATAACTAACATCAGGTTGATATGTTATTATATTATTACTTGTATTTTGTAATTCTTTAATATGTGCCAATCCAATAGCTAAATTAGTAACTTTATTGTTAGACATTTATATTTATATTACAGAAAAAAAATAGGTTTATAACTTAAATATAATTATGATAATGTTGTAAATTATCATTATCTTTTTTATATTTATTTTTATTATTACTCATAATTATCGTATTTATAGCTTTTTTATTGATTATATTTTTTTTTAAATTATTATTTTTATTTTTATTTAAATTTAAATTTAAATTTTTATTATCAATTACATTATTATCATTATTATTAATTACATTATTATCAATTACATTATTATTTTTATTATTAATTATATTATTATCAATTACATTATTATTTTTATTATTAATTACATTATTATCAATTACATTATTATTTTTATTATTAATTACATTATTATTTTTATTATCAATTACATTATTATTTTTATTATTAATTACATTATTATCAATTACATTATTATTTTTATTATTAATTACATTATTATTTTTATTATCAATTACATTATTATCAACTGTAGTATTATCAATTACATTATTATTTTTATTATTAATTACATTATTATCAACTGCTGTATTATCAATTACATTATTATTTTTATTTTTTTTTGTATTATGTCTTCCAAATGCTATTATTGTTTTTGTTTTATATTTATTCCAATATGATACTTTTTCTTTTACTTTATTACTATTATTACTATTATTATTATTATTATTATTATTATTATTATTATTATTATTATTATTATTATTTAAGGAATTAAAAAATTTAATCTTACTTTTAATAGAATTATCCATATTCTTTTATATTATATTAATATAATGTTTTCTTTAAAGGATATTTTCAATTTTTTAATAGAAAATAAAACTACAGTAATATTAATTATAGCATACGTAGTATTAAATAAAATGATTGATATATACTTAATCGGTTTTATAATTATTATTTATTTTGTATATTTTCAATATAATAATATGAAAGAATTAAAAAATGATATTGAAAATATTAAATTAAAATTAATTAGTAATAATTAATATCTAAATAATTAATATCTAAATAATTAATATCTAAATAATTAATATCTAAATAATTAATATCTAAATAATTAATATCTAAATAATTAATATCTAAATAATTAATATCTAA